ATTATCAACACCACGATTGATTTTAAGGTTCTTTGCGTACACTGGCTGCCATCTCCGGTCAAAGTATGCACCACTGCTGTTAAGAACAACAACTTGTTTTTTTTGTTGATATAGATAAGCGGTGGTAGAATACATAATAAATAAAACTCCAATATAGAGTATTTATGGGCCCAGAAGTATTTGAAAAATTAGCAGAACGATATCCTTTTATAACACTGTGTACCTATGCAGGAAGTGAATATATAGGAGTTGTTCAAAACCAAGACGATCTCGTAACAACCATCTACGACTTTGGTACCATAACCGACGGCAATCTCAAGGAACAGTTTCTTGACTTAGCAAACATTTGGTGGTGGGAAAGTAATCGTAGCATTCCTATAAACATATTTCTCAAAGGCGAATGGGATATCTTTAAACCTTATCTCAAAACTTTTGTGAACAAAGATTTATCTATACTACATGGACCTTGTACAAGTTTAGCTGAACTAAGTCGTAAAAAAACCAAACGTAAAAGCATTACTCTTGTTCGCAAGGTGGATTAGCCACAGTCCACTTTAAAAATTCATGATTATTATGATCCCATTTTAGTGCAAACAGTGTGAAGTCTTGTTCAGTCATAGCAACGCAATGATGCTTGTCTAATTGAGTATAAACAATAGGCAATCTATCAAGTTTGTCAGTGATACTACGCCAAGCATACCCCCTACTCATGTGATTACTGCCTCCTATGAAAGGCCAAGCAACATATTTCATAATTTTTGTTCCAATAAATTTATATGTAACGCCACTAATTTTGCATAGCTGATGCTGTGTGACTTCTTAAATGTAAATCCTTTACTGTCGTCTCCATCCCATACACTGGCAAAAACACTGTCCCATGACTGGCGTTGTAAGTGTGCTTTACCAGGGCGTATAATAGCAATAAAAGCTGCCATTCTTGGTATACTGTCAGGAAGCATGTCGCAAACTAAATCATGATAGTTTCCGATATGCACAACTTGTGTGCAAAATTCTTTGTCTAATAACAAACTCCAATCTGTGTCTTTGTTTAGCATTTCGTCATAGTGTTTTTGATCTTGTATTAGTTCATATACACTTTGATTTAAAAAGTCAATTTTAAAATAGCCACGTGATTCTGCTTCACGATAATCTAGACTAGCACACACATTGATTGGATCTACTGGTATTGGTGTAACATACACACCTGAATTATGTTTTCGCACTTCGCCATTGTTTTCTTGTCGTGCTGGAACGTGCTGTACTAACTGTAACACAGTGTTGCGATCAGCAAAGTCAATGTCTACATCTGCACTCATTACCAACCTGCCTGTCTTAGTATTTCTTCTGCGTATGCTTGATCCGCTGGATAATCTCGAAACTTCTTCTGCCAAAAGTCACTGTCAATCCAAGGCCAAACTATCTGTATTTGTTCAGTGTTCATGTTGTTTAGGAACTGTTGTCCACTTTCACAGTTGTATATAATCCATGGCGATATCCGTCCTGTGCTTATAGCATAGGTAACTGTGTTGCTGTTGCCGTAGCGTAGCAGATCATGTGGCTCGCAACCCTTTTCCTCACCCCAGGATATAGAGTAGTTTATAGCACGTTGTAGTGCGTCTGTGAGTGCTTCTGTGCGCAGATACTGTTGTAGATATTCATCATACATCGAATCCTTTGCCCAGTGATCCAGTTTCTTGTTGTTTTTAAGCAACCAATCAATGTAGCGTTCCACGTTGATTGCGTTAATCATCACACATTGCCTGCCAAACTTTACAAACGCATTGTAGTAAGGACTTTTAGCAAAGTCATCATAGGTTTTAAACTTGGCTGATCCTTGTGTTGTTTCATAGAAACGCAGATAGGCGTTCAGTCCAATCTGAACACCCTTTTCATTTTGCTGTTGATATCTGCGTTTAGGTTCGCAAAGGTGTACTGCTAGTGTGCTCTCTTTTTTAAAACTTTTTTCACAGTACTTACAAACATGTTCACTTGTCGTTTCCAAGATCCTTCATCAACTCCTTGAGTTCTTTCTTAGTAACTATTTTTGCTAGTGTGTTTATATCACTCATTTTCCAACTGGGAAACAGTTCCATGAGTGCTTTTTTTATTTCGTTGTCACCTTTTTCTTTCTTCTTTGGTGCTATCCATTGATGTCTATGTGACCCCATTCCTGGACTTATCGTAGTTGCTAGTAACCATTGTAGTTTAGGGTGCTTGCTCAAGTCAAAAAAGTTTTTGTTCAATCTCTCGTTACAGGCAACCAAATAGTATTCTTGCAGTTCTCTGGGTCCTTGCACTGCACTACCCCAGCGTATCATAAGAAAATTGCTGAACTTTTTGCGCTCTTCGTCTGAGAGGCTATCATAAAAGTTTCTGCTTTTACGATCCAGTTGTGCCATTTCGTTTTGTATGCTGAGCTTTTCCACTAAAATGCCTTGTTATAGTCTACTACTTCACAGTTTCTCGAAATGTCTTTTACAAAGTATGCACACATTGGATTCTCTCCTGTGGTAAATGGTACTGCCAACATCTGTCCATTTTTAAGTTTTGGAGCGCACCAACTTACATCCTGATATACATCGTCAATTTCAACACTGTGAAAGGTTGGTGAAAAACTGGTTCTTGGATTGAATTCAAAGATTTGAAATCCTCTGTCATTTATACTAGTAAGAGGTAGCATTTCAAGATCACCAACATCAGGTTCGCCAATCAATACTTGCCAATCAATGGGCATTTTCATTTTGTGTTCTCCAATCTTAAGCACCAGTGCAGGACTGTTGAATGTTTCTAAGAAGATCAGTGGAATAAAAAGATAATCTGGATCACCTGGATCACTGTTATCAAAAATAGCAAATCGCATGTCGTCGATTTCATCTGGCAGATGTTCTAGATCAAAGCTTTCATTTTCTAATGTTAAAATTTTCATACTATTATTGTAATGTTTCCTCGAGCTTTTTGTCAATGATATTGGCAATTTCCTGGCTTGCCTTTTTGTTATAATGATTGTATTCGCCTTTGTTTTTCAACCATAACTGATAAAAATTTTCTATTTGCAGACTATACAAATCATCACTCCATTCAAAGTGAGTAATATGTATTACTCTTGCACCCCAAAGTGCATCTTCCATTGCACGGATACTACTGTTGAAGACAAAATTATAGTAGTTTTTATCAAATACATGTTTGAAATAGTACGCTAGTTCAGCGTGACCTTTGCTTTCTACATCAGCAAAAATAATATCGCTGTTGTGATATAAATGGCCATCAGAGTAAAGTGGATTGTGTTCTGTATGTATCCTGTAAGGACTGGTATGACTTACAATCGTACAATCATAATCTTCCGGATCAACACTGCATAACTGTTGTAATATTTTGAATTCGCCAACACCTGGTTGAGCTAAGTTGGTTACATTGTGCTTCAAGGCCAGCAAGAAAGGCCATCCATACGCACCACTTAGTGCAGGAGCAGCAAAACTGTCTCCTACTATTAGGACTTCCATTCCATCCTCTCTTGAGTGAATGGATAGTTTGCGTCTTTATAGAACTGTTTGCGTTTGGTGAGATGACGTTTTGCAAACTTGCAGGTACTGGTTACGTCCCAGATTTGGACATAGTCTTTGTCTTCAGCTTTGCGAATGCCGCGTCCAATGCTTTGAATTACGCGAACAAAACTTTTGCCAGGCTCAATGAGAACAAGATTGAATATGCGAGGAATATTAATCCCAACAGCCGCAACTCCGTAGGTCGCAACAATGATCTTGCCTTCCGATATCTGTACTTCATCATAGTGGTCTTGACGCTCACCGGCTTTGGTTGCACCGGATATAAACACACTGTTGGGCAGACGTTTTACCAACTCCTTACCGGCATTAACCCGGTCAACCAGTATCAGTGTGTTACCTGTATTGTTAACCTCATCAATGAGGCTCGCAATAGCGTCTAGTCTGCCTTCTTCTTCTAACAAGTATTTAAGTTCGCTTTGATAGTTATTATGTTCCACGTGATCGATTAATTGCACAACGTTAACATGACACTGTGCTAGCACACCCTTGTCTTGTAGTTCGCTGGCGCTGAGTTGATTGATCACTGGTCCAAGACTGACATGCAGGCTTTGAAACTCAAACTGCTCTTTGGGTATTGTACCTGTTAATCCCCAACGGATTGGGACGTGGCTCATCACGCCGGTAAGTAGCGTCTTTAGAGCATCTGCTTTGGCCATGTGTACTTCGTCGACGATGACAGCGACTACATCCTCAAGGAACTCTCCAATGGTTATCTCAGCGACAGCATTGCGAGTATTCTTTAACAACACATTAAGGCTCTGCCAAGTGCAGATGGTGTGCTTGCAACCGAATTCCTTGCGGTCGCCATAAAACACACCCACGTCCAGTTGCATGTTACGGTAGTCCTTTTCCGTTTGCGTGACCAGACTCTTGTTGGGTACAATTACTATTGAGCGTCCGTATTGTTCAACACGTTCGCTAAGGCTTGCAGTCATGATAGTTTTGCCAGCACCCGTGGCAACTTCTTGCAAGCACTGTGGATTGTTTAGGAAGCCGTTGATGATATCCACCTGATAGTCACGCAACACAATGGGCGTACCTGCGGCTGGGTGTTTGTCTGGCCACATGATATCACTATATGCATCTTCCGCAACAGCTTCGAACTCAAAATTTGTCCTGTACTCACGCAGGTCCTCCAGTTCAATGTCATAGCCTTCACCATCCAAGATAGGAATAATGTCTGGCAATAGGTTTACGAATGTACTACCTCCCATTTGGAAATAGCTGACCTTGCCGTCCCAACGTCCAAGACGCACCGCAGGCAAGTAACGGGCATAGGGTACGTCATATTTGAACCGGTTCACCAACTTCTTGCGGGTGTTAAGATCAAGTCCTTCTATTTTTACATTGACTTCGTCTTTGACGATTAGTGTGGCTTGTTTCATAGTGTGTATTATATATGGCTACTACCCAAAGAAAAAGAGCAAATGGATAAAAAAATGGGCGGAGTGTTGCCACTACCGCCCTAAGAAACAAGTCGTCCAGGAGCTAGACTGT